GCACCTTCCAGGCGGCATAGGTGGTGGATATGATGGACCCCTGGAACTTCTCGCAGGGTACCTTCTGGCCGTTTATGGCCTGGTTGACCGCCAGCTGGTTGATCGTGATGTAGTCCGTCAGGGCGCCCAGGGCCCAGCCGGTAGAGTACCTCCAGTTGCCGTCCGCCCGCCGTATCTTCAGCCTGCCCACGCCGCACCCCGGCTTGTAGGTCGGAGGGCTGGCAGTGGTATCTATCCCCAGGTCACCCATAAGGGACTCGGTGATGATCTCTACGTTTTGGGAGTCCACGTAGGTGGCCGGGGTCACTCCCGGCTTGAGGTTGTTGGCGTAATACAGCCGGTTGCCCCCCTCGAATCCCTGCACGCACAGGGAGAATTCTTTATAAGCGTAGGTGTGTGTCTCCGAAGGGCCGAAGGTGATGGTCTGGCCCGACTCGTTGATGCTCTTCCAGTATTCTATCTTCCAGGTCACGACGTTGCCCACGGTGTAGTAGGACTGCCAGGACAATTCCGGGGATACAATGTTCAGCTCGAAGTTCTCCTCCCACGCCTGCCCCACATGGTAGTCCGTCTGGATCTCCACGTAGGCGGCGTCCATGGTCCAGAAGTAGTAGTCCCCCTGCTGCTTGAGGTAGAAGGTGCTTGCCCCCTGGGTGTACTTCACCGTGAGCTTGAACACGTCGATGTATCCCTGCCCGGCACCGCCCAGGTACGACTGCTCGATGGTCCCCTTGGTGACCAGCTTTCCCTTGAACACCTCCCCGCAGGTGTACTCCACGGCGTTGGACGGCTCTTCCCCGATGAGGGAGTTCCCGTACTTGGAATAACGCCAGGCGTACTTGCGCTCCACCCGGCGAAGGGTGGGCAGGTATTCCCAGGTGCCTCCCTTGCTGCGGGTGTAGTAGGTGGCGGATATCTTGTGCTGCTCCTCCGGGTTGTAGGATATGAAGGCGTCGCTTTTCTTGAAGGACCGGGTGTAGATGAGCTGCTCGGCCAGGTGCGGCACCTGCAGCACCCACCACTTGCCTTCGCTCTGCAGCAGGCGGCAGTCCATCAGCGAGAGGATCCGCTGGAGCACCGTGTTGCAGTCCTTGCCCCTGAGCACCGTTACCGTGTACGCCAGGGGCATGTTCAGCAGGTACTGTTCCGAGGTGGCCCACTCCAGGAAGCAGTCGTTGTCCACGTCCGTGGCTTTGAGGGGGCACCACTCGTTGCCGCGGATCATGTTCTGGTCGTACCAGTGAACGGCCGTCTTGAGGTACACGTCGTTGGCCCCCCAGAATCCGTCCAGCCCGGTCTTGCCCAGTATCTTGCGGATATGGGTCAGCAGGCTTTCGCGTCCCGTGTACGGCGTCCCGTTGTCGTCGTAGCGCACGTCCTTGAGTTTGCCCAGCCCGTCCGTGGCGACAAGCTGAATGGGGTAGGTGTAATACTCATCTGATTTTGTTGCCAGGTCCCCGGTTATCACACCCCCCCACCAGAATACCGAATTCTTGTAGATCCCCATGTAGTACCTTCCGCCGGTATCGGTGGACAGGTCGTTGATGAAGCTGTCCATGGTGGTGTTCTCCACCATCATGGTCACCCTGCACTCCGATGCGATGATGGGGGAGAAGCGGCTCTCTCCCCCCTTGTAGTTCATGGTGAAGCCGTCGGGCCCGGAACGGAAATCCAGGATCGTGGACGAGTACGTGGAATCGTACAGGTAGATGGTCCACACCACCCCGTCGTTTGAATTGAATACCGATCTGTACTTGACGCCCATTATCCCGTTACCTTAAAGCGGTCCACCTCGGCCCGCTGCATCACCCACAACAGATCTTTGCCGCTCACCCGGCCCACCACCTCCACCACGGTGGTGCCTGCGCCACCGATCATCTTTTTAAGTTTCGATAGGGGAGAGATCACCTCGGGGTCCACCGCCGCGTTGGGGTTGTCTCCCACCATGGCCAGCGTGGGCGAGGTGGCCAGTCCTCCTTCTGCCAGTTCAGGCAGTGGTGTGGCGGCGATGAGGGCAATCTGTGCGGCCGCGAGGGCGCCCACTATCACGGCTAATGCTATGCCCGCACCCGGTATGGTAAGTGCCTGAACCACCGCAACGGCACCGGCAATGATTGCACTGATAAGGGATGCCGTCTTGTTGTCTTTGGCCTGCTTGCGCATGAGCACCCTTCGTTTCTTATCCGACTCTGCATCCAGCTTCTGCAGAGCTTTCTGTTTGGCCTGCTGGCTCATCATCGACCCGTTTATCAGGTCCCTCTCCTTGCCATAGTAAGCATCCAGCCTTGCCGTCTCGTTTGCTATATTCTGGGATGATATTTGTGACCATGCAGATAAGACTCCCTGAAGCATCTGTCCAATAGCTCCGGCGATGGCCGCTACCTTTTCCTTTACGCTGGTAAACTGCTTCCCCATGCTGTCCACCAATGAGGTGACACCTTGCCCAACCTGGAGGAAGGCATTGTATAGGCCGCTGAAGGAACTATTGTTTATTACACTGGTGAGCGCAACGGTCTTCTCGAGTGCCTCGTTAAACAGCTCTACCTTTGAATCATCCGGGCCGGATGCAACGCCTGTATTTGCTACTGGAGGTAATGGCGCAAGGGTGGTGGGTGCCCCGGTGACGGTCGGGGTGCCAGCGCCCGGAAGTTTCTCTATGGCCTGAAGGTCCTTGATCTTTTTCAGGGCTTCTGCTTCCGCCTTGAGCTGGTCCACGTAATTCTGCTTGCGCCTGATCAGCTCCCCGGTAATGGCTGCGTTGTCGCTGTTGGCAGCAACTTCCTCAATGAGTTGGATGTTGAGCTTGGAGATCTCCTCCTCCAGTGTCTGGACGAGGGTCTTCTGTTCTTTCTTCCCACCGGTGTCATCCCCGGTTATCTTGGTGTTGTCAAGCACCACCCCGCTGTTGGCGGTGATCACTCCGGTGAGGGCCTTCTGTTCTTTGGTAAGGTTATCAATCTCTGCTGAATAATTCTTTGCAGTAGTGCCGGCCGTCTTATATACATAGGCGGCGGTATTTCCAAAAGACATCACGGCATTGGCTGCGTCCTGCCAGATGGTAGGATCAGCGGCCTCACTCTGCCCGCTTTGAAGTGCAAGCAACTCCTTCTCTATTTCCACCAGCCGCTCTTCTGCGGCCATGACCTTGGCCTTGACAAGCAGCGACTGGATATATTCATTGGTGGCCTTCTTGGCCTGGTCGGTATTGATGGTCTCGAGTTTGAGGTCCCCGAGGTATTTTGGTGAAAGATCATTCAGTCTTTTAATGGCCTTGGCACGTTCATCCTTGCTCTTGGTCTCGTCGGTGGCGATGGCCATGAGACTCTCCAGCTGCACCTTCTCCGAGGCGATGCTCTGCTGGGCTTTGTCGTTCACGTCATTGAGGGATTTCTGCACCCTCTCCGCCGCCGATGCCTTTCCAGCAAAGAGTGCCAGCGCCGCCGCCACGGCAATGATTACCACCGCCAGTGCCCCCCATGGATTTGCAACCGCCACCACCCATAACGCCTTCATGGCGCCTATGGCCACGCGGAACCCTCCACTGAGGGCAGCCAGCACGGCAGGTACCTTGCCAATGATAAGGAACATGGGCCCTATGGCGGCCACCGTCATGGTAATACCCACCACCCATTTCTTTGTGCTTTCCGAAAGACTGTCCAGCCAGGTGGCTACTGCCTTTGCCCCGTTCACAAATGGAGTGAGCCCTTTAAGGATGATCTCCCCAAAGCTCTCCGATAAGTTTCCAATGTCATTCTTGAGCTGTTCCAGGGGACCGAGTCCGGCCTGTGCCTGCGCCGTGGCAATCTGAAAGCCGTCAGCAAATAATTTTTCTGCAATGGTGGCTTTTTCCGTTGCATCCTTGGCCCCCCTGATGGCCGGCACCAGCCTGCCCAGCATGGTGAACTGCCCCATCTGCGCCTGCACGGACATCTTCACGGCCTGCGGCATCTCTATACCATAAGCCTTTGAAAGACCTATGGCATCCTTCACCGCCTTCTCCGTATCCGGTGCCTGCATGGATTCGGCAAGCTGAAGGAAGCCTATCACCACATCATCTTCAACGGTGGTGAGCTTCTGCATCCCCTTGGCGAAGACATCATATTTCGACATGGTGGATTCCACGTCCTTGCCGTTGGCGCGGATCTGTGCCGCCAGGGAAGCCGATGCCTTCTCGCTCTCGCCGAACTCCTTCACGGCCATCACGCCGAAGGCGGCAATGGGCAGCGTCAGCCCGGTGGACAGCTCCTTCCCTATGGCGGTCATCTTGCGGGAAAAGCCGTTCATGGCCTTCTCCGCCTTTTGCAGTGAAGTCAGCAGCTCGCTGACGTCACCCCATATTTTCGCTTTTAGACTTACTTCCGCCATTGTACTGTGCTATCACCCTCTCGATCTCTTCTTTGGTGGGAAGGTCCACCACCGGCTTTCTGTCCCACTCGAACTTCATCAGGTCCTGGAGCTTGAGCTTCGACTTTCGGGGAAGCTGCACGTTCACCAGCACCCAGGTCTCCCACCGGCAGCGCTCCCACGCCTGCGACTCCTTGAACTTCTCCCTGTCAAAGAACCCTTGCATCGCGTTCTGGAACTCCCTGGGGGTCATCTCCCAGAACTCGCTCCGGGACATCCCCAGCTGCCCGAGTGCGCACTCCTGCAGGTAATCGAAGGTGATCTCGGGGGAGGGTTGCCCCTCCCCGTCATTCACCCCTTCTTTTTTTTTGACGCCCTTGCCTGCGAATTGCCGTACAGGGTCATCATCTCGGTGATCACCTGGGGATCTTCATCCATCCAGTCTCCCACCATTTCAACGGATACGGGAACGATCTTCTCGTCCCCGGCCGCCACCTTCACGGTCCCTTCGAACGGCACTCCCGCGGCGCGGGCGCCGTCATTGAGACCGCACCATATCAGCTGGATCATCTGGCGGGGGACAATGGTGGCCCCTATGTTCTGAAGATCCGCTATGGTCATTCCGGTCATGTCGCAGAACATGGCCAGGGCGTTGAACCCGAACTTCACGGGTCTCTTTGCTCCTCCGATATTGACGTATTCGATCAGCATGGCCTACTTGTTAAGCTTGCGCATGGTGATCCATGCCGAGATCCGGTCCACCCCCGTGCCTGTGTGGTTGCAGTACAACCGCAGCTGCCTGGGTATAAATCCGGTAGTATTCTCGGGAAGGTACTGTGAGCCGTCCGCTGTGAAGGATACGCTGTCAGTGGCCGAAGTGGTCACCGTTACCCAGGTCGTTCCGCCGTCCAGCTTCTGCAAATAGCATACGCTGGTGCCGGACCCCGAGATGCTGTCGTTGTAAACCTGCACGGAGTAGGCATACATGGCCCCTTGCAGCGGGGTTCCCGTGATGGTGTACGTTCCGTTGTCCGTGTTGGTCAGGGTGTCGTTCGTGGCCAGGGTGATGCCGACCGCGGACTGCGCCATGCCGAAGGCCACAAGGCCCAGCATGAAGATCAATAAGATTGCTAACTTTTTCATTTCTGTGTTTGTTTTTAAGGTTGATATTTCTGGTTTATTACGGACTTTCAGGATCGATCAGCGAGAGCGGACCGGTGCCTGTGAACTGTGCGGCGTAGGTGGTGTTGTCCTGGTTGGGCATGTCGTAGTTGACGGAAGCCAAATAGGCGTCCCCCTGCCAGTAGTAGTCGGCCGAGGCCGCGGTCTTGAATTTCAGGGTCACCTTGGTCTTGGCGGTGATCAGGTTGTCCAGGTAGGCCATGTTCCCTCCCGTGGCCGCGGCAAAGACCACCAGGCCCTCCACCTCCGCGCTCCAGGATGCCTGTCCCGGGAGGACCTCCTTGTTGCCGGAGGAGTCCTTGTTGGACACGTCGCGCATGTCCCGCTGGCGGGATATCGAACAGGACCGGGAATACCCGAATGTCATTGATCCCACAGCCACGATCACGTCGGTGCCGTTGATTACACCCGTTGTCTTTGCCATCTTGTCTTCCTTTTAAGGGTGAAACAATGAGCCGTCAGGGGCCCTCTTAGATGGCTCCCCACTGCAGTTCGCCGCTGCCTTCCACGGAGGCGCTGAAGGATACGCTTTCCTGGTCGCCGGCTTCCACTTCCACGTTGGTCAGGTAGCCTTCGCCCGAAGCCTGCTTGTCGCCGGATACCCCGGTGGTGAACTTCATGGTCAGCGCGGTGCGCCCCTTGATGTACCCGACCAGGTAGTCCAGGTTGTACTGGGAGTCAAGGGCAACAAGTCCCTCCACGTCCATTCCCCACGACCGCCTGCCTTCGGCGCTGTGCTTCCACCCCGAGGCATCCTTGGTGGTGGTGTCCCTGGTCTCGTGTTCGATGGTCAGGGTTGCGCTCTTTGAATAGGCAATGGCATGACCTTCCATGTCGATCAGTACCAGTGTTCCGTTTACTACTCCTGTTGTTGCCATTTTATTTTCTGTTTAAAGGTTGCTATTGAAGTTTGTTGACTATATGATTGCTGCGTCCTGCGTGATGTTGATGGTGGCCACCGTCCCCACCGAGGGGGTGATGGTCACGGTGCCGCTCCGGGCCGGTCCCGACGAGTTGATGCTCACGGTGACGGTCACCGTCCCGTTGCCCGATCCCGATGCAGGGGATACGGAGATCCAGCTCTTGTCGTCGGCCACGTCCCAGGTGCCGGAGGTTACGATGGTGATGCCCGAGGCGCCTCCCCCGTGGGGGAAGTTGATGGACACCGGGGCGTAGTTGAAGGGGGTGTTCTTGATCCTGACCTCGTACTCCTGGTACACCAGGTGGACGTTGGACGTCTCTTCGTAGTCGAAGTAGTCGTCCTCCATGCGGATCTGGTCCACGTAGGTCTCCCCCGACGAGGGGACGTGGTTCTCCAGCAGGCTGCGGCAGGCCGAGGCGATGCCGATCACCCCCGACCGCGTGTTGTCCATGATGGCCAGCTCCACGACCACCCGGTCCACGGCCGAGCCGAAGTCCTTCACCTTGTCCGGGCGTGTGGTCATCACGTTGTAGGCGATGGCCGGCACCCCCTTCTCCACGGGGACCACCACCGGGAACACCTTGTCCCCTGCAGCCGTCTGCCCGTTGAGGGCGGAGTAGATGACCTTGCCTATGTTGTGGTGATTGCTCATGCCAGGCGCTTGAATATTTTTTCACATTCCAGCTTCAGCTCGTTCTCCACCAGGGAGATGACGGTGGCCTTCTGCTGGTTGAAGGCCTCCTTCACGAAGGGGTTGGGCTTGACGCCCTTGCGGGTGCCTCCCACGGGGAAGTGGGCGTACCACGGATCGAAGGCGGGATGGAACCGCACCCCCGTCCATGCGGTGGGATATTTCTTTCCCTTGCCCACGATGGTGCCGATGCTCCTGCGGAGATTACCCGTGACGTGGTTGCGCGAGGGGAGCTTGTTGCCGGCGGAATCCCTCTTCGCGATGGGGGTCTTGGAC